GTATCATGCTCCACCCGCTTAACATCAACTTTTGACGAGGATTAACTAAGATGTCATTTCAAGTATCCCCAGGAGTTCAGGTCAAGGAAATTGACCTGACTAACGTCGTGCCGGCCGTATCTACCTCCATTGGTGGATTCGGAGGCATCTTTCAATGGGGTCCAACCGAGGAGATCCGTTTGGTCAGTTCCGAGAAGGAACTGGCAGAAACATTCGGAACTCCGAACGATGAGACCGCAAAATCATTTCTAACCGCAGCTTCTTTCTTGAAGTACGGCAGCGCGCTGAACGTAGCGCGTGTCGTAAACAATTCAGATGCTCTGAACGCAACTTCTGGAGAGAGCGCCAACTTCGGCCTTCTCGTCAAGAACCGTTCTCACTACGAGGATACCTACCAGGGCGGTGCAGCTGCTCGTGGCGTCTGGGGTGCAAAGTGCCCTGGAGTTCTCGGAAATTCACTGAGAGTCGAGGTTTGCTCGAGCTCAACTGCATTCACCGGCTGGAGTTTTGCTGGACAATTCGATAGCGCTCCTGGCACCAGCTCCTATGCTGCAAAGTACGGCGCCACGAACGACGAGCTCCATATCGTTGTTATCGACGAAGATGGTCTTTTCAGCGGCGTCAAGGGAACTGTTCTCGAGAAGTTCGCCGGAGTTTCTCAGGCTGCCGATGCTGTAAAGGATGACGGCACAACGAACTATTACAAGAACGTCGTCAACACGGAGTCTGATTACATCTGGTGGCTTGACCACTTCAGTGTTGTTTCCCCGACTCAGCTCACGACTTCCGGATCGCTCGCTTCTGCTGGAACCGCGTTCGATACCGAAACAGTCATCCTTGGAGTTTCTCTTCAGGGTGGCGCAAATGGAACGACCCCGACATCAGCTCAGATCGCTGCCGGACTCGACATCTTCGCTGATGCCGATACGGTCGACCTGAACCTGCTGTTCTCGGTCAACGATACGAACGGAACCAATACCATCGCATCGGCTCTGATCACGATTGCGAATGCTCGTAAGGACGTCATGGTCTTCGTTTCTCCTCCGACCGAGGACACCGTAGGCACATCGACTCCAGCAAATGACGTTAAGGTCTGGGCAGATACCCTGTCATCGACATCGTATGCCGTCATTGACAGCACAGCCCTCAAGGTCTACGACAAGTACAACGATGTCTATCGCTGGATCCCAGCCGCTGGACATGTTGCCGGTCTCTGTGCTAACACCGATGAGGTTGCTGATGCCTGGTTCTCCCCGGCAGGATTCAACCGCGGTCAGCTACTCGGCGTCACGAAGCTTGCTTTCAATCCAAAGCAGGCCGAGCGCGATACTCTGTACAAGGCCCGCGTGAATCCGATCGTCAGTTTCCCAGGTCAGGGTACCCTGCTCTACGGAGACAAGACTGCTCTCTCGAAGCCATCGGCATTCGATCGCATCAATGTCCGCCGCCTCTTCATCACTCTTGAGAAGGCCATCGCGACTGCAGCGAAGTTCCAGCTCTTCGAATTCAACGACGAGTTCACTCGCGCAATGTTCCTCAATATGGTCGAGCCGTTCCTGCGTGACGTTCAAGGTCGCCGCGGTCTGACAGACTTCGCAGTGATCTGCGACGAAACCAATAACACTGGTGACGTCATCGATCGCAACGAATTCCGTGCTGATATCTACATCAAGCCAGCACGCTCAATCAACTTCATCACTCTGAATTTCATCGCCACGCGTACTGGCGTTGAGTTCTCCGAGCTGGTTGGAAAATAATCAAAGGAGACCCAACACATGGCTAACCTAGGAATCAATGACTTCAAGGCAAAGCTCGTCGGTGGCGGAGCTCGCAATAATCTGTTCAAGGTCACATGCAATTTCCCAGCATATGCTGCCGGAAATGTTGAGCTGGCCTCGTTCATGATCAAAGCTGCAGCTCTCCCATCCTCGATCATCAGCCCAATCACCATCCCGTTTCGCGGCCGTCAGATCCAGATCGCTGGAGATCGTGCCTTCGAACCATGGGGTGTCACAGTTATCAACGATACATCGTTCGAACTGCGTAATGCGTTCGAGCGCTGGATGAATGGAATCAACGCTCATGCGGCGAACACCGGCGAGTCGAATCCTGCCAACTACATGGCGGATCTGGCCGTCGAGCAGCTCAACCGTACCGGAGATGTGATCAAGCGCTACGACTTCCGTGGCTGCTGGGTCTCCAATGTCTCTGCGATCGATCTCAGCTATGACGCGGAGAACACAATCGAAGAGTTCGGCGTCGAGTTCCAGGTCACATACTGGGAGTCTGGCACGACTTCCTGATCGAAGATAGTCTAGTTTAACATACAACCGGAGGAGATGCGAGTCATGCTACTTTCATTTCCTCCGGTTTTCTTTACATTATAACAGTGCAGGAATAACGATATGGCGTTTAAACTATTTGGATTCACGATCAGCCGAGACGATACGACCGAGGACGAGAATCCTCAGGTAGCGATCGCTCAAAAACTAGCTGAGCAGCCAAAATCGTTCGTACCTCCGCCATCCGACGATGGCACAACTGCGATCTCTGCAGCTGGAGGATATTACGGTCAGTACCTCGACCTTGACGGTGACGTTGTCAAGACCGACGTAGATCTGATCCGCAAATACCGCATTTCGGCCGAGCAGCCAGAGTGCGATTCGGC